CTGGTTTTGGTCCTCCTGCGGCTGGTATGAATTGTGTGACTTCTCCTTCTAGGGTTGCTTTTATGTCTGGATGGGATGCTTTTATGTCTGGTTTTGGTCCTGCGTCTGGTTTTGGTCCTCCTGCGGCTGGTATGAATTGTGTGACTTCTCCTTCTAGGGTTGCTTTTATGTCTGGATGGGATGCTTTTATGTCTGGTTTTGGTCCTGCGTCTGGTTTTGGTCCTCCTGCGGCTGGTATGAATTGTGTGACTTCTCCTTCTAGGGTTGCTTTTATGTCTGGATGGGATGCTTTTATGTCTGGTTTTGGTACTACAACTGCTTCTTGTATTGGTACCTGCGTGCCGAAGGTAACGGGATTATGTTTGTTGTATTTTTTAATCACATCTTCTATTACTGCGTTTACTTTATCATTTTTTGTCCACTCGCCCAAAAAATTATGAAAATCAAAAGTATCACTTGTTCCCTTATTTATATGTGAAAGAGGAAATGTATATTGTAAATATGGACCGTCCTCTCTATTCAGTATTTTAATACAAATATTGTCAATAATATGTGTTAAATCTTCATTACAATTTCCACCAAGACTCTGTGGTGATGATATACATTCACTTGACTTAGTTTTATCATTTGAATTACTAAATTCTTGTTGTTGATTAACTTGTGAACTAACTTGTAGTGGTTGACTAACTTGTAGTGGTTGACTAACTTGTAGTGGTTGACTAACTTGTGAACTAACTTGTGGTTGTTGTAGGCTAAGTGGGTCTTTAATGTATTGTTGAATATCAAAGGGTATATCTTCCATCTCAAATTTACCTTGTAACTTTTGTAGAGTTTTCATATTAATTGGCGGTCCACCACCCCTCATTTTCTTTTTTTTTTTTAAACTTGAAAAGATTTTATTATTTTTCTTTTTTTTTATAGATTTAACTTTTCTTTTATTTTTTCCCATAATTAATATATAATAATATTATATTATGTCGTGCCCAAACTCTCCCTCGCCTATTGATATAGTAGATAGTAAAATAACTAATGTTTGTTCTGGAACTTGTGAATATGCTCACTCTTTTCATGAATTAAAAGATATTAAGGTGAATCATAAAAAAGTTTGCCTAGAATTTGAAACTACATTGTATACAGATAAACCAGATGTTATATTTAATAAAGAAAATTACATGGTTTCAAGAATTTTATTATTCAAACAGCCTTTACATAGTTATAATCAGTTAGAGTATGAAGGTGAAATCATTATAACATTAACAACCACTTCAAGTAAAAATTTAAATTTATCTATACCATTAAGAATCAATAATGGATATACAAGTAATTTAGATACGATTATTGATGGTGTTAGTAAAGTTTGTACCAGGGAGAATTGTGTTTCAGAAATATTACCGACAATGAATATTTCATCCATGGTACCAAATAATTCATATTATTATTATCAAGGAGAGAATGAATTTATTTATACAGTTGTTGATGGAAAAACGAATAATAATGTGAATTGTAGTAATATTGAACATTGGATTGTTTTTAAAGCCAATGATTCTTATACAATGAATAATAAAACTTCAAATTATTTAAAAGATATCCTAGAACCATTTAACCCAACGAGATATAAAAATAGTTCATTATCAAAAAGCAAAGGAGGTCCAGTAAGTATGCAAGGTGGGGGGGATGATATATATATTGATTGCCAATTAACTGGTGAAGATGAGGAGGTCCTCGTTCCTCAACCTAAATATAAATTAGAACCCCCTGATTATTTAAAAAATATAAGTAGTAATCGTGTTCTTATTGCTATATTATTTATTTTATTATTGGTAATGGTTTTCTTAATTTATTATAAATTATTAAATTACATAATGTCGCAAAAGAAAAGTACAAGTACATCTGCGAATTTACAGCAAAGTAGATGAATGTTGATCTTCTAAAATAGGTTGATAACTTGGTTTATCGTTTAATTTATTTTCAAGAGGAAGTCCAGATTTAATAATAGTTTCTTCTAATGTTTTAGGTATTTCGTTATTGAAATATTTTTTTTTATTATTTTCAGAAGGAAGATATCTTCTGTTGTATTGGTGTCCGTGTTTTCTTGATCTTCTTATAATTTCATAAGCCACCACTAACGATAAAATACCTACAACTGTATTTGTAGCAACGAATGTAATTAGAGCGAGAAGTACAACAACAACATTTCCTATTTTTGTATCAATTGATTTAGATAATGCCTTTGGCATAGGAATATCAAATATAAGGTATATTATCAAAATCACACCAATTAGAAGTTCGTGTTTTTTTTCTCCCTTCATAATATCTTTTACGAATTGTATTTTAAATAGAGGATTGTTCGATAGAGTTTTCTTAATTTTGATTGCCATATATTTTATATAAATATTTTATAAAATTGATTAATTAAAACTATAAATGTTTTATATAATGTCGTATCTAGGAAATAAAGGATACACGATACCAAAAGAATATTTAGATATTAATGAACAAGTTTTTATTCGTAAAACATTAATAGCGAAACCTTATATTCCTAAATCACCAGTACAACCTAAAACATTTCCTGTTTATAGAGAATCAAACAATAAATTATATATTCCGCGATATTTTGGTATTGAACATTATGGAAATCCTGAAATGAATAAATTAACGAAATATAAAAAAAATGATATTAAGTTTAATGGAGAATTACGTGATTATCAAAAAAATATAGTAAAAACCTATTTATCACATACAGATGATGATAATGGTGGAGGTGGATTATTAGAGATACCTTGTGGAAGAGGAAAAACGATTATAGCTTTAAATATTATATCAGAATTAAAAACAAAAACATTGGTCGTGGTTCATAAATCATTTTTATTAAATCAATGGATTGAGAGGATTGAAGAGTTTTTACCTAAAGCAAAAATAGGAAAAATTCAAGGAAATATTATAGATATTGATGAAAAGGATATTGTCATTGGTATGCTTCAATCATTATCCATGAAAGAATATCCAGATACTATTTTTGAAACATTTGGACTAACCATTGTTGACGAATGTCATCATATATCATCAGATGTTTTCTCAAGGTCTTTATCAAAAATTGTAACAAAATATACACTAGGATTAAGTGCTACAATGCAAAGAAAAGACGGATTAACTCCTATATTTAAAATGTTTCTAGGTGAAATCGTTTATAGTGAAGAAAGAGAAAAAGATGACGATGTGGTGGTAAAAGGAATTGAATTTAAAGTCGATGATGAAGAATTTAACGAAATTATCACTGACTATAAAGGGTCGCCTATGTATTCAAGTATGATTACAAAATTATGTAACTATAACAGAAGAAGTGAATTTATTATAAATGTAATTCTCCATGAACTTGAAGAAAAACGAGACCAACAAATTATGATTTTGTCTCAAAATAAAAGTTTATTAAACTATTTATATGATGCGTTTCAACACAGAGACATTAAAGATATTGGGTATTATGTGGGTGGCATGAAAGAATGTGATTTAAAAAAAAGCGAACAATGTAAAATAGTTTTAGCTACATATTCAATGGCATCTGAGGCATTAGATATTAAAACACTTACTACATTAATATTTGCGACTCCTCGCACGGATATAACACAAGCTGTTGGAAGAATCTTACGTGTTAAACACGAGCGTCCTATGGTGGTGGATATCATTGATAGTCATGATGTCTTTAAACGCCAATGGAAAAAAAGAAAAACATTTTATAATAAAAATAAATATACATTAATGGAAACAACATCGAACGATTATTTTAAAAATGTATGGAAAATAAAAGAAACAAAAAAAATAAAATGTGCTTTTGCTAAATAGATTCTTGTTTCTTAATTAATTCTAAATTACTAAATTCTATTGTATCATCCTCAATATTTTCATAGGGTTCCCATTTTTTAAATTTTTGATGATATTTGCACTTCATTTTTTTAATCACTTCTGAGAATGAATTTTTATCTTCAAAATCTTCCTCATTGTCACTTTCTTCTATTGAATCAATTGTATCCATTTTATTTTTATTAAATAATTCATTTAATAACTTGCTACTTTTATAAGTTGGTACACAACACACATTATAATATTCATCATCAATATATATATGATATACATCATCTAAATAGGTTGATTTTATCTTCATGATACAATCATTTGAATTCACAATTTTATCTTTGAATACGACTATACCGTGTGAATGATACCTTTGATAATCGTGGCATACAAATCCCTGTATATTATATTCGAGTTCATTCATTTTTTTAATAATATCATCATATTTTTTTGATATATAAGGTAATCCAATCACTAATGATTTTTTTGTATATCTTTCTTGTTTTATATAAGAAGAAAGAATTTGTAATTTCATTTGAATAGAATCTTTAAAATTATATTTTACGAGTTTCCCTTTATAATATAAAATATCGCTTATTGAAAAATGAGATAATGATTTAATATGAAATAATACTCCTTGTATAATTGTTCCTTTTCCTAGACAAAGGGTTGAATCAAACGATACAATTGGTGTTTCACTCTTAATTATATTATTATATCGATAGTGAAAAATATAGACAATAGGTGTTTCATCTTTATAGGTGAACCATAAAACAGCTTTACAGCCTTTAGGTGTGATACTATAAATATCACAAGAAACTTTATTATGTAATTGTTTATCATAAGAAAGTTTAATATTTGGAAATTGTTTTAATACCTCATTCATTATTGTATTATTATATATTGTCTTTATCTCAATTTAGATAAAAAATTACTTAATTCATTTTTCATATTATTATCGGGTTTAGGTTTATCATTGTGGACAGGTTCAACATTGTATTCATTATATTTCGATTCATTTTTATCTTTTGAATATTCACGTATAATAGGTACAGTCATTATGTCTAAAATATATAAATATATCCAGTGACACGAATAAATAAATAAAATATATATTATACTATTTCGAATAAGATATAAAACCATTTATATAGACGAATATAAGTTGTATTTGTATAAAAACGCAGTAATTGTATTTTTATTTTTATCACTCAATATTTTCTCATCAATTTCGAAATACATATTATAAAATTGGTTGTTCACAAATTCTTTTATAAATTGAATATCTACTAAATCATATATTTCACGTTTATTATGAATTAATATATGTTTGTAAGGAATATATGTACAATTACTTTTTTCTACAACATAACTATTCATATCCAGTTTATAATTACCTTTTTCTATAATTGGTATATTTGTTTGCTTTAATTTTATAATATCATTATTTATCTTATATATACCATCATTGCTATAAATATAGTCTGTATATATTTCTTTATATTCTTCTTTTATTTTTACATCTTTCATTTTCATATCATTTGGATATATTTTCATTAAATATTATGCTATTGTATTTTTATATTAAATTGATTTAATAATATAATAATATATAATTCAATGCGGTCAGTAAAAAATCCAGAAGAATTTCAGCAAAATATTATTAAAATGTTAAGTAAAAAAATAACACATAAAAAAAGTGTTCTAATCGAAAAGGGGATTTTTGAATATACAGAATCAACAGCAGATAATTTACACATTGTGAAATCATGGGAAAATCAATATTTTGTAACTATATATATCGATAGAGTAAAAACCATATATATCAATCTACAAAATGATATTATTTTAAAGAAATTAAAAAAAGGAACACTACATTGTGAAACATTCGGAAAATGTTCTCATCAAGAAATGTTACCTGAAAAATGGGATTCTTTAATTAAGTTAAAAAAAGAAAGAGATGATAATAAATATTCTACCAATCTAGAGGGAAATACAGACAATTTTACGTGTAGGAAATGTAAATCAAAAAAATGTAGTTATTATCAATTACAAACAAGATCAGCGGATGAACCTATGACGACATTTGTCACTTGTATTTCTTGCGGCAATCGATGGAAATGCTAATAAAATTGAATATAAAAATAAATAATATATTCATTTATTATGAAGTTCTGTAACAAATGCGACAATATGTATTATCTTTCTATTGAGGAAGAAACAGAAAAGCTAAAATTATATTGTAGAAATTGTGGAAATGAAGATACGAATGTCGATAAAGATTCATTTGTAATTCAAGATACAAAACAAAGAGATAAATTATCAAATGTCATTAATGAATATACAAAATTTGATCCGACTGTTCCACGAATGAATACAATGAAATGTCCTAACCAAAGTTGCACTTCAAATACAGAAGAAACAGAAAAAGAAATTATTTATATCCGTTACGATGATACAAATCTAAAATATGTTTACATGTGTACGAATTGTGATACTAAATGGAAAACAGACAATTAAATTGATATAAAAATATGTATTAGTATATTATAATGTCTGATTATAATGAAAGTGATGATGAAGTCGACCTTGATGTAATTGAATTAGACCCAGATAATTTAGATGATGACGCAGAACCTGACGTTGATGAAGATGACGTTGATGAAGATGACGTAGACGTAGTAGACGCAGAACCTGATGTAGATGATGAAGACGCAGAACTTGACGTAGATGAAGACGCAGAACCTGACGTTGATGATGAAGACGCAGAACCTGACGTAGAAGACGAAGGACCTGACGATGATGACTCAGAACCTAATGAAGAAGAACCTGACGAAGAAGATGACGATGAATATTATGAAGCACAACCAGATGATGACGATGAATATTATGACGAAGAAGATAATCTTCAAAAAATGAATGAAGATATTAGGAGAAACATTATAGAAGAAAATCATCCAGAATGTCTGAACCATAATTCTTTAGAGGTTCAATCCATGTGCAATGTAGTAAGAAATAGCGAAGGTGATATTATAGATAAATTACATAAAACATATCCATTTGTTACAAAATATGAAAAAACAAGAATTCTTGGTTTAAGAGCAAAACAAATTAATACAGGTTCAAAACCTTTTATTGATATACCTGAAAATATCATTGATGGATATAGTATTGCAAATATGGAATATAAAGAAAAGAAGATTCCATTTATCATTCGGAGACCTATACCTAATGGTGGATCCGAATATTGGAAATTAAAAGATTTAGAAATTATTATTTAATTTTCGAATGTAGCATTTCTAATTTATGGATTAAATCATTTGTATTTATAATCACTTTCATTTTATAAACAAAACATTCAATAACCTTTTCTTTATCTTTTTCAATAGAATTTAAAATACTTTCATATTTTTCTATAAATCTATCCTTCATGATAGAATAAAATACTGGATATTTTTCTTGAATGATTACATTATTTAATTGTGAAATAATAGTATAATCAATATTTTTATATGTTATAATTTCATTATACAAAGGGACATTTGGATGTCTTTTAGGAATTCCTGGTTCATTCAATAAAGGATTATTTACAAAAATATTACTACAAATATTTAAAAGAATTGTAGTGATTGACTGACAGCCGCTCCATTGTTCGCCAACCCATGTATTTAATATGGATAAACAAACCTTTCCATCCCTATAGATATTAGGATTAAATCGAATTAAGCCATCATTAGTAATGCATTTACATACAGGAGGGGTAAATGGATAATTTTCTGGAAAAGAGATATCAAAAATATAATAACCATTTTCGTATGGTGTATTCTCTCCACCGACAATTAAAAATGAACCTTTTAAAATATCATCTTCGTCATGACTATAATAAATTCCGTGTGAATCTAATGGATTCTTTGTTATATCATTTAAATCTTTTATGATTCTTTTAATACACGTATTACCAATATGCTTTGACATTATATATATATCATAGATTGCTTTATGTTAATTATAAAAATTGACATAAAACATTATCCCATATAACTTTAAGGATGAGTAAATCTATTTTGGACGACTTTTTATATGAACGCATAAATAAACAAGGCCAGATACATACTCACACTAAAATAGGGGAGAAACCAAAAAAAGGGGAAAAAACAGAGTTTAATGGTGGTTCTTTTCATATTCAGGAAAATGATAATGAAAAATTTCTTGATTTGTATTATAAAAAAGTTTTCAAAGAGGGTAAAATGGAATACCTTACAGAAAAACAATTAATAGAAGATGGCCCTGTACTGATTGATATAGATTTGAATTATGATACAAATATTAAAGAAAGACAACACACAAATGACCATATTTTAGATTTTATTATGTTATATGTTGAAAAACTAACTGACATTGTTGATATTGAAGATGGTTCTAAATTAGAGGTGTTTTGTATGGAAAAAACATCTGTGAATTGTTTACCAGAAAAAACAAAAGATGGAATACATATTATAATTTGTTTAAAAATGCACAAAGGTGTTCAAATGTTTGTTCGCGATGAAGTATTAAAAGAATTACCAGAATTATGGGATGACCTTCCAGTAATCAATAAATGGGATGATGTTTTTGACGCATCAGTCACTACTGGTAATTCAAATTGGCAAATGTATGGTTCTAGAAAACCTAGACATGATGCTTATTTAGTTAAAATGATATATGAAATCACATATGATTCAGAAGTATGGGGTGTAGATAACAAAGATATTTCAAAGTTTAATACAAAAGAAAATCTATATAAACTTTCAGCTAGAAATAATAAACACGATACTTTTGAATTAAAAGAGGATTATAGATATTTATTAGACAATATTCCAAAATCAAAAGCGAAGAAAAAGTTTATATTGAAACCGTCCAAAAAAGATATAACATTCAATGATATATCCAGTCTAGAAATTTTAGATACTCTTCTTCAAGAACAATTTGAAACATTTGAAAACAATAGTTGTGAATATAAATTAAAAGAAACACACGATTATGTGATGGCCCTTCCTGAACAATATTATGGGCCAGGTTCATTTACAAAATGGATTAGAGTTGGTTGGGCTCTTGCGAATACAAATAAAAAATTATTTCTTACTTGGTTAAAATTTTCAAGTCAAGAAATATGCAGAGATAGTTTAAAAACAAATAGTGGTAAATTTGATTGGTCGAATGTCTCAGAGTTATACGAAACTTGGTGTTCTTTTGAAAATGGAAATCCTGATAATTTAACATCAAGATCCATTATGTATTGGTGTAAATGTGATGCGTATCATAAATATATGGAAATTCGTAAAACTACTATTGACTATTTTATTGAACAAACAATCCAATGTGATAAACCAACTGAATATGATATTGCAATGGTTTTATTAAATCGTTTCAAAGACCAATTTGTTTGTGTAAGCATTAAAAACAACTTTTGGTATGAATATAAAGGGAACAAATGGTTTGAAAATGATTCTGGTAATTCTTTAAGATTATCAATATCAAAAGACCTATTTCAAATCTATTTTGACGCAATGATTGAAATGAATAATAAATTAGATAGTACCGATACAAATGACACCTATCATGAAAAATTAGTGAAAAAAATTCATCGTATTTCTACAATTTGCCAACACGTAAAAACAACGGGTTGGAAAAATAACATTATGCGAGAAGCTAGGGAAGTATTTTATGATTCTGAATTTCTAAATAAATTAGATCAAAACCCTTATTTAATGTGTTTCAATAATTATGTTGTTGATTTTAAAGAAAAGATTTACAGGAAAGGGCAACCAGAAGATTATATATCTATGTCAACAAAACTAGATTATATTCCATATGATAAAATTAAACCTAATAAAAAATATCTTGTTGATGAAATTAAAGATTTTATTAAACAATTATTTCCCAAAGACGAACTCACAAAATATATGTGGGAACATTTGGCTTCATCACTTATAGGTACAAATGATAATCAAACATTTAATATTTATACAGGTTCAGGTGCGAATGGAAAATCAAGATTAGTAGAATTAATGTCAATGTGTTTAGGTGATTATAAGGGTACGGTTCCTGTTACACTTATTACACAAAGTAGAACTAGTATTGGGAGTACATCTTCTGAAATTGTAGCTCTAAAAGGAAAAAGATATGCGGTTATGCAAGAACCAAGTAAGGGTGACAAAATTAATGAAGGTATTATGAAAGAAATCACAGGAGGTGACCCTATTCAAGGTCGTGCTTTATTTAAAGATACAGTTACATTCATTCCACAATTTAAATTAGTAGTTTGTACCAATACATTATTTGATATTAAAAGTAACGATGACGGTACATGGCGCCGTATCCGCGTTTGTCCATTTGATTCAAAATTTATCAAAAATCCATACGAAGATGAAAAATATCCAAAGGAAGATTATCCTTTTCAATATGATTTAGATAAAAATTTAGCACAGAAATTTATGAATTGGGGACCCATATTTATGTCTTTATTAGTAAAACACGCCTTTGAAAAAGATGGTGCGGTTGATGATTGTGATATTGTAATGTCAGTAAGTAAAGAATATCGTGACGGACAAGATTATTTATCTGAATTTACAAAAGATAAAATTAAAAAAGATATGGGTTCTAAGGTGAAGAAGTCTGAATTACACTATGTATTTAAAGAATGGTATACAAGTCATTATGGTCGTGGAGTACCCAAGGTAAAAGAACTAAATGAGTTTATGGATAAAAAATACGGAATGTATAAATCTGGATGGCAAAATATTACAATCATACACGATGATGATGACGATGATATCAATGAAGTGGGTACTCAGTCATAATTATAGTTAAATATATACATTTTTCACCCGCGTTGTAGTTAATGTATAATATATATTATCAACTGAAACATATAACAATTTAGATATTATCGTTTTAAATGCGACAATGATTATAATGAGAAAAGGGACAATCCATGATTTATAATTTTTGTAATCCGATAAAGATACATAATATATATATAAACCAACAATTATAAAAATAATTAAATATAATAATATTTTTAATGTAAATAAATTTTTGATTGCCATTTCTTCATAGGTTACTTTACGATTATTTGTTCTTGAATCTTTTTTTAAATCATCTATTTTTAATTTCATTTCTTCGTTTTTTCTTTTTTTTACATTGTATAATTCATTGACACTTCGAAAAGATTTATAATTCGTTTCATAATAAATAATTAAATGTTGTATGATTATTTTCATTTTATCATACTGATTTTCTTTTTCTTTTCTTTCTTTTTCTGCTTCTTTTTCAATCCTATTTCTTAATTCTTCTTCTCCATAATTTCTATCTATACTTTTATAATAACGCATTCCGGCAATAATTTCATTTGTGGGAGCATTTTTACTTATTACAATTGTTTCTTCCCATTGTTGTTTTAACATATCTGGTATTTTTGTGTCATTGGTTGACTCTACCAACGCGTTTACTATATCTTCAAATCCGGTTTGTTCCAATACACCAAAAGCAGTTTCTACAGGATTTTCCATTGTCATAATTTCATTATTATATACACATTGTTTCTTATCTTCATCCCAGACCAATTCGTCTTCTCCACAATTCCATACGCCTGGTACATCGTAATTAATTGAATCATTATTAATAGGTTCTGTATTCACATCTAATCCACTCATTTATAATATAACTATATTATATTCTTCTTTAAGAATTAAAAACACATAATTTTGCATCATGATCATAATTACCAACACAACATAATTCGCCGATACAATCTACACCTATATTCATACTTAAATCTCCATTTCCTTTATAATCTGTATCATCAATTGGTGGTGAAATCCAATTCCAATCATATTTCTTGTAATTCATATTATCTCTCCATGAAACATCAACTAGTTTTAAAAATATTGTGATAAATCCGATAATGCATACTAGAGCAACTAATATATTAAATAAAACAGTAGGTAATAAATAATAATTATTTAATGATACCAAAAGTATTAAAAGAACAATAATAAAAAATACCATTTTCATAATCTGACTCCAATGTTTGTATTTTTCACTTTCATAATCATAAATTTCTATCATTCTTTTTTTTCTATTTTTTTCATCTTGTATAAAGTTTAATTTGTGTTTCATATCTTCCATTTGATAAACGGCCACTTCTGAATTCAATATATCATATGATGTTAGTTTTTGAGTTTCATATTCTGAAAGATTATTTGCTGTTTCATAATTTTTTTTCATAGTATCATAATCCAAGTCAAAATCGTTTATTAGTGTGGATGCCTTATCGACATCATTATTATTATTTATATTTTGAATATTATCATAAATTTCATTTATTGGTTTATTATATTGATATAATTGTGATGTAATTAATTCTAGATTTACTTCTCCACAATCACGAGTTCCGTCGAATGAATTACAACCTTTATTGGGGTCCCATTTACAAGGATTACCTGCTCTTTGAATGGATGCTGAAATACATTTTTTACAATCACCCTTTACCTGTGTACAATTTGTATAATAATCTGGTTCCTTGGGTGGCGGCGGGTTGGGTGGTGGTGGCGGATTGGGTGGTGGTGGCGGATTGGGTGGTGGTGGCGGATTATTCATTAATTGTTGTAATAAAGAACTCATATATTATAATATTATTTTTTTATCTTTATTAATACAATTGCACTTGTTATAACAAATAAGGAAATCATAATTAAATAATATTTTTTTTGATTTCTTTCAATTTCAGATACATCTTCCATTGCCTTTATTGAAACATTATTATGTTTTACCTTATCTAAAGAATCATTATATTCATCTACGTGTATTTTTAAATCATCATACATCTGTAAATTATCATTATATGTTTTTACATTTTTTTTTTCAAACTCATGAATATTCGTTATATGATTGTTATTCAATGCAATTTGCCATTGTGTAGCCTCTTTTAGTTTTTCAACTTCTTCTTGATTGATTGTATTACATTTACTATCATTATTCATATCCTCTCCTTTTAATAATTCACTTGCGTGATATATATCAATGTCTCTCATTTTTTTATTTGCACATTCATTCATAATTTTAGGTTGCTTTACAAATAAAGTATTTTCTGTTTTATGAAATAAGGTATTTGTATACATAGACTGTTTTTGTAACCAACATTTACTCACTTCAGGATTTATTACAAAGCCTTTACACTCATTATCTTTATTACATAAAGTTTCACATTGCTCCTTTTTATTTATGTCATTTACGTATTCACTTGGAGAACCTGAATTTTCCTTCTTTATATATTCATTTGTATGTGTAATTAAATTATCCGGATATAATCGTAACTTCATATTTTCATCAATATAACCAACCTTATTAATTAAATTATCATTTTTATCCGCAAATTCGCCTGTTAAAATGGAACCCTTATCATTTTCAAATCCATAATTCATAATATTATTTGTACCAGGTTTATTACATGTTGTTTGAAAACATCCAACAATTAATTTCATTTTATTATTATCTTCTACAAGTGTTATAAAATATTTATTATTGTTTGATATTAAAAATGTTCCAAATGGTATTTTATCATTTTGATGTATCTCATTCTTAGTCGGAAACCCATTCCAATTTGTTTCGTCAATAGGCATTCCAGGCATAATTAATTTAAACTGTCGAATATTTACTTTACCATCTTTATATACTCTTTTTATGATGACTACATTATCAGTTATTATAACAATATATTCATATTCATCATCCTTTATTAATTTTCTCTTTTTAAACATGTCTATTCGTTTTAGTTTTCGATTTACTTCGTATTGTTTGCTAAACACCTTTTCTGCTTTACAATCTTCATTACCACCATAAATTATAAAATTATTTTCACCAAAACCAAAACTATATTCAGATTTATCTCTTTCTTTATTACATGTTAAAATAGTATGTATTGGTGTAATTTTTGCACTAGCTACACTTTGGTCGATTTCATTCCCTGTATAACAAAAAAGTTTTGTATCTTTTTCTTGGATTCCTAAATATTTGTGATTGTTATTTCTAGCCATTGTAACACATTCTTCAGGATTATTAATTTCACTACTCATTGTATAATCAAAATTCATTTCTGGTATACATCTCCGGCCTCCTTGTTTTAATCCAAATGAATCGTTTCTTTGAATGACATGAACATTAATATCTGTTTCATAACAAGATTGTGAATTTTTCATTTCTTCTCCTTCTCGCAATACCTCGCCGTTTAAATAAGCATCACCATTTCTTACATCTAATATTGAATAGTCTAATGCTGGAGAATTTGTATATGAAGGACAAAATAAACCCTTATCTTGTTCTTTATTCTGGTATTTTTTTAAAATATTTTTATTTGTAACATATGCAAATGTATTATCATTTAAATTTACATTTCTTCCAGGTTCATTCATTAATGAACGTTCGAACTCTTCCTTCGTATTATCTAATTGGTCCTTTAAAAATGTATTAGTCATTATATTAAGTTAATATATTTATATATTGAATTCGATATATTCTTTATAGCATCAACCAACTTATTATTTGTTATAAAATCTACATTATATTTATATTCATACATATAAAATAAAACAATCGTTCCAGATAATCCTAATATAATAGATTCAATAAAAATGTTATTATTTGTGAATGAATATGTTAATACAATGATAAAAAATATACTAATTATAAAATAAAAAATATAAATATAATAATAACTTATTGCATTTAAATACGAATCGTCTTCTTTGGCAGCTATGTTCGAATTATGGTTTAATCTCTTAATTTCATTCATAATCTCTAACATTTCAGTATTTGTTTCATCGATATTTATCATTGTTTCGTCTTTTTTTTCTTTGTCGATTGAATTATATTGATTGATTTGTTGTTTTAATGTAGTATTTAACTTTTGCATTTCATTCATTATATTTTCATCTGGTTTATATTTGTAAGCTTCATATAAATCCTTATATTGTTGATAGTTATTCTGTATCTCGTATATTAATTTATATAAAGTTAAATCATTCATATATATTAGTTGGGTTTATTTTTGTGAAGTAATCCACCACCAACAATTATAGTTAAAAAAAGTATTAAAATATTAGTTAATTCTACAATATAATTTTTTCTGCTATCATAATAAAGTCCATAAGAGGCCTCGCTATTATTTATGTAATTATGTAATTTTTTTTCAGATGAATTATATTCTTTGTTAAATTTTTTTATTTTTTCTGTATTTGTATTTACAATATTTCTCATTTTGTTTCCTTCAATGAAAATTTGTTGAAATAATGCTTTTAGAGATGATTCATTATTTTCTAACATGCCTAAGGATTTATTATATGAATTTTCAATTTCATTATAACTTCTTGTATTTGTTTCTTCTTCTGATACATTATTATCTAATCTATTATTTGCTTCAATGGCATGAAAAATGATTGAATTTATTTTATAATTAATGAATTGTTTTTCAAATTGATCTAATAGATTCGGAAATTTATTGTAAATATTTGTCAATTCTTCGGAAAAAAGAATTGGTTTTTTTACATAAAATTTTTCAGTTCTCATTATAAATACTTTATATTTTTAAATACATACTCTATAAAATAAACTATGAATCGTCGTAGGCGAATATCTTTCAATTTTACATATTTCATTCGGACGGATTCCAATTATCAAAGATACTGGACTAAATCTTGAAATATCAGGTATTTGACGAATGCTTGTAATATTATATTTCTTTTTGAATTCTAATGTTTCTTCTTCGTTTAAAATACTATGCTTTGGGACAAGATCATGTTTTAAAATATTAAATTGTAATGCTTTAATATTAATAATTCGAATAAATATACCATCATTACTCCATATTTTCTTTAACAATTTAATTAATGTCTCATTTACATTGTCACGAGTCACAATAATAAGATCATCTTTTTTTTTTAATATTTCCTCGATCATGAATAAATCTTCAATAAATTCATTAATTGTTGCTGGACGAATAGTTTTATTTAAATGATATTTAATATATAATTTCTTATCTTCTTTTTCAATTAACATATCTAATTGTTCATTTATATTCATTAAATTGACTTCTTGAATATGTTCGCCTTTATAATTTGATATATCAAAACCTTGCTCTTCTAACATGTCTAAAAGATTTACTCGGGAATTGTAAATTTGTTTAATATGTGTGCTTTCTTCCATTATTAATATAATATACTATTAAAAATTGTTTTCAATTTATTTATAATGAAACTTGAATTTTTTTTTGATCATCTGTTGGAGTTTCTTCTGGTATTTCTTTTACTTTTTTTGGCATTAATAAAGAATCTTCACCTAAGTCTTCAACGCTAGTTACTAGAGGTTCCTCATTACTTTCTGCTGATATAAAATTGGTTTTTTCTTCATTACTTATTGGTGTTTCTTCATTACTTGTCGGTTCACTACTTGTCTGTGAAAGAGTTTGCATTATACTTTTTCCTGTATTTTCTATAGTTTCGCTTACATTATCAACAATTTCATTGGCATCACTTCTTGTTCTATCTACAGCAATGTCATAACTTTTTTTCATGGTTTCCATTATATTTTGTCCAGTCTTTTGAAGAGTAGATGGTTCACCGCCTGAAGGTTCATCGCCTGAAGGTTCTTCGTCAAGTGGTTCATCGTCTGAAGGTTCTTCGTCAAGTGGTTCATCGTCTGAAGGTTCTTCGTCAAGTGGTTCATCGTCTGAAGGTTCTTCGTCAAGTGGTTCATCGTCTGAAGGTTCTTCGTCAAGTGGTTCATCGTCTGAAGGTTCTTCGTCAAGTGGTTCATCGTCTGAAGGTTCTTCGCCTAGAGTCCCTTCGCCTAGAGTCCCTTCACCCATGGCTGGAATATCTTTAATTAAATCTTTAATATCAGATACATCTGATAATTTAAATACATTATTGGAGAATGACATACTTTGTATTTGATTAATATTATCTTCTGTTATGATTCTCATTTGTATATTCATAGTCATTAATTCTTGTAATAACAATTTGAAGGAATAAGGTACTCTTACAATGGAAAAGGATTTACCGTGTTTTGTTATTTTATCAATTTGTAATTCATCTAATTCACCTTTGAATTGAATAGGTCCATCTGCCATAGGACTCATAAATATATTTTTTTCTTCATTATATATTGCTATCATTCCTGTTTGATTACATATTGCCATTGAATAATCATCTCCTCTTTCCATCATTGATTCTTTTAAAAACATAGATGCCCCATGTCCTAATATTCCATCACGTTCCATTTCCCCTATTCTTAAACCACCATCATTGGCTCTTCCTTGAACGGTTTGTCTTGTTAATACTGTTCTAGGTCCCTTTGCTCTATAATTAATTTTATCTTTTACCATATGTTTTAGTCTCATATAGTATGTTGGTCCAATATATATAGATGTTTGTAGTGGTAATCCAGTTTCACCATTATATAACATCTGTTCTCCCTTAGACTGGAGACCCACATTTTGTAATGCATCACCGAATAAACTAATTTTTGACCCTTTATTCATAAAGGCAGTACAATCTCCAAATCCACCATAATTTAAACACGCTTTCCCCATTACTGTTTCTATAAGCTGTCCAATTGTCATTCTACTTGGTAAGGCGTGGGGATTTATAATTATATCAGGTCTTACACCATCACTTGTGAAAGGCATATTTTCTTCTGGGATTAAAAGTCCTACGGTCCCTTTTTGACCACATCTAGAACAAAATTTATCACCTATATTTGGAACTCTTTCATCACGCACTCTCACTTTGGCAATTCTGAATCCTTCTTCCCCTTCAGTAATAAATGATTTATCTACATACCCCATTTGTCCTTTTTTAGTAAAAATAGAAGAATCAATAAACGCGTCTGGTTCATCTATATTTGTTGTTATTTTTCCTATCATAACGGTTTTATCATTAATAGATGTATTTTCGCGTATTAATCCAAATTCATCTAGTTCTGAGTAATCATGTCCTGCTTTTAATCCAATTACATTTGATTGTTCAATGTTTGCGATTTTTACGTCACTTGTTGAATCGCCGATAGTTGAACTCTCTTCATAGGTTTCATACATATTGTAATAGGTGGTTCTAAATAAACCTCTTTTTACTGAACCTTCATTAAATAAAATAGAATCCTCAACATTATAACCATTATAACACATGATGGCAACAATAACATTCTCACCATAAGGATGTTCTTCATTATTGATATGTTTTAAATATCTACTTTTTACTAGTGGTATTTGACCATAATTCAATACAACACCTAATTTATCTATTCTATTTTGAAAATTAGAATGATACAGAGAAACTGCTTGGCGCATTTGCCCACACGCAAACAAATCACGCGGTAAAGGATTGTTCTCAGGAAATATAATTTGATTTCCCATAACTCCCAAAATAAGAGAAGGATGAATTTCAAGATGCGTATGTTGTTTATTTAAATCATCAAATTCCATTGCTATAAAACAACTTTCACTTTCCGCAGTATCTATATATTCAATAATACATTGTTTCAAATCACTTTTACTAATAAAAAGGTCACTTGGAGTATAATATATTTGGTTATTTTTGTGATTGTAGTCTTTGTTTTTTTTACCCTTCCCTGTTATTAATTCTAGCCAGTTGTATTTTTCTTTAAAGAATTCTTCTTCTGTATGGTAACTTGGTTTATCATTTTCAATATAATAGATGGGTCTACATAATCTTCCTGAATCCGTACAAATATGAAATTCACTTTTTTGAATGTCCCATAATAATGATGTATAAACAGGTATCATGGTTAATCTTCTATAGAATTTTAATGTTTTAGATAATCCCTGAGGGTCTTTCACAATACCTATCCATCTTCCATTTACAAATACCTTACACGATTTAAATATCACCTCAGAAGGTTCTTCATTTAAAGATATTACATTTAATGTCTTAATCAGTCGTATCATTTCTTCTGCTGAATATCCTGATGTAATTTTTGCGCCAATCGATAAATGCTTATGTAAACCAACATTACCACCATCTGGAGTATCAAGGGGGTCAATAATTCCCCATTGTGAACCATGAAGTAGACGTGGTCCTACCACTTTTGCACTAGCATCAAGTGGTAAATTTAATTTTCTTAGATGAGATAACATAGAATTGTGACTCAACCGATTTAGTCCTTGAACTACACCCAAACGTTTTGTATTTGCGTTTGACCCCCAATTTCCTTTAAATCCATCTCGTATTCCTTTTTCAACCATTCGATTCGCGAAAAACTCATTATAATTATTCTGAACTAAACTTACAAAATCATTTTGATAAATGGTTTGTCTGTAATAATATTCTTTATCTATTTTAGTATAAATATCTCTCAATTGTAATGTATAATATTCATTAAATAATTCAGAAATTAAATAGCCAGGTAATTCTACACGTTTAAATCTAAAACTATCTCTATCTGTTGGTTTATTTTGTTTTAATTTTACCTTTAACATTTCCAAAACCATATATCCTAGAAAATAGGCCTTTTCTTTAAAATTCATTTCACCTACATGAGGAAGAAAATAGTCTGTTAAAATTTCTAGAGTGTGTGGAATTGATTTTCCTTTTGTAAATGTTGAAATGTATTTTAGAGCAACCTCTTGTGAAAATATTTCGCCACAATCATGTATACTTGGTAAAAATAATTCAATAAATGATTCATTTTCGTTTAAATCAAGTAAACACGTTTTTATAATATCTTTATCACTAATGACTCCAAGTGCTCGCATAGTAATAAATAGTGGTATTGGTTTTCTTACATTTGGTATAGCAACCACAATATTATCATTTGTATATTCTATACCTGGTGCGACAATTTTAACAGATAGGGCCCGTGTAGGTTTAGAGGTGTCTTCTGAAACTGAACGCACATCTGCGGAATAACTATATAATTCACTCACATTCTCCCGAACATATAACATATTATCCGCAAACTTTTCTTGTGAAACGATACATTTTTCTTTTCCATCAATAATAAAATAACCACCAGGTTCATTTTTACATTCTCCCATTTCAAATCGTACCATCGGTTCTAATCCTTTTAAAACGCATAAATTAGAACGTAACATAATTGGAAATCTTCCTAAATAAATTCTTGACAATTCCTTTACTAGGGTTGGTTCTTCTGAAACTTCTTCACCTGCTTCTGTTATATAATATTCAATCTCAACATCATAATGTATTGTTATACCATATGTCATATTACGAAGACGAGCTTCATTTGGAAACATAAAATGTTGTCGTTCGTCATCAAAAATAATGGGTTTTCCGTAATATATTTTATCTCCCGATTTACCTCCTAAATATAATTTACTTTGAAGTAAAAAATTACCCGTTTTTGGGTCTTGTTGTTTTAAGATCTGTATCGGATTTTTTTCTTTAAATATTTTTTGTATTCCAGTATCAAAAAAATCATTATATGATTCTAAGTGATGATCGATTAATAAATCTGGATTTTCCTTAAATAATGTTTCTATAATATAATTTGGTAATTTATCCGCCATATTATATTATAATGTTTATTTTTATGTTTATTTAAATAAAAACATAGCTAAAAGTAAAAAGAAAAGAATAAAAGGAAATAAGACTAAGAACCATGAAAGTTCTTTGTAACCATTTTTACATAATGAATCAAGGATAATGGTCCATATTAATATATAAATAGCATTCATTACAAAAATGTAAATGTTGTTTTCAACATTGCACGAAAGCGAACCAACGCAGTATACATTTGTATTACCTACATTTTGTATCATCATTGCGATAAATACAATGACTGATAATACAAAATATATATACGAAGGATAGCATAGTTTTTGAATACTTTTTGGTAAATTCATATATATTTAATCAACATTAAAAATTTATTGGTTGATTTAAAATACTAGGTCCCATAACAGGGGGCAATCCTTGTATTCCTAATGATATATTAGAAAGAAAATTCTGTGTATTATGAACTGGATTAGTAAACATATTCATTCCTAATGAATTTCTAAATGTAGGTATTCCTCCACCTTTCATTTTCCTTAATTTTTTCCTTAAATTTTTACGAGTCCCTTTTTTTTGAATTGCTTTGCGGGTTTTCTTTTTACGAGGCCTTTTTCTTTGAGTTTGATACATATAGTATATTATATTATTATTCTATATCTACATGTGTAAGCATATGTCTACGGCAACACATCTTATTTAATTGTAATAAATCAAGAACTTCACCTTCTGGTGTTTTTTCTATATTACTTGTTGTTAAATAAATGACTTCTGATTCATTCATACTTTTTTCCAGTTTAAGTTTTTTAACTTCTCTTAAATACCAACGATATTTGTTGGCTAATACATTCCCACACGTAAAGCACTTTACTGGAATAATCATTATATATAACAATAATGTTTTTTTTAATATCAATTTATTCTAAACATAATTCGTACCCCTCACTCGTTTTCTTAAACACATATTTTTTATTATTTTTATGTATCATATCGTGACAATCATTACAAATATTGATTAAATTTGCTGGATGATTCATATGATGTCCTCCAATATAATCATTTTTATTTTTATTTTGTTTATATTTTAAATGGTGCACATCTTCACCTTCTTTCATTTTACATATTTGACATATACCTTTTAATTTATCTTTGCTATAATGAGTTATTTTATTCTCTAAAATACATTTATCTTTTTTTGAATAGTTTCTTCTGATTTCATGGGCTCGATTTAAAAAATCATCTGGTAAATGTAATGCTTTACACACTTCAAGACCATACATATTGTTTCCTGGTCCATCTTTTAGTTTACGATTGTAGACTAATTTATTTTTAGAATAATCGTATACCACCTCCATGTGTTTTAATGATAGATTCTCAAGATTTCGAATTTCTGGATAATTATTGATTTCATGAAAATGAGTAGCAAACATAAACGTAGCATCATTCTCATATAATTTTTCTATTCCTGTTATAAAAATACTACGAGCTGAATCACTTTCTGTACCTGAACACAACTCATCACCAATGACAAGACTATTTGAATCCGAATTTAATAAAATTGTTCTTAATTCAGACATTTCAACCGCAAAAGTAGATAGACCTTTAAAAATATTATCATTCCCAAGAATTCTTGTGAAAATTTTTGTATAAGGCTTGTATATAAATGTTTCACAAGGAACATACATACCACATTGGGCCATAATCACGGATATCCCTATTGATTTTAGAAAGCTTGTTTTTCCTACTGCATTCGTACCATATAAAAGCATTCCTTTGTGTGTATCATCCATTTTTAAATCATTTGTAACATATGTTTCATTTTTTTGTAAAAATTCAATTAAAGGGTGACGAATACCAGTGAAATTAAAAAATGATGTTTCATTTTCTTGAATGATTGGTTTACAATAATTATATTTTTTGGCAATAAAACATTTATTTTGTTCAATATCTAACAAGGATATAAAACGAATCATAGTTTCTAATTGTTTTTTTTTTGATAAAATATGAGTTAAGAAATTTTTATAACATTGAATTAATTCAATCGAATAGTCTTCCTTTGATTCATAGATTTCACTTGATAGTGTAGATATAATAGAATTTTGAATACATACATCTTTTTTATTTGTTCCAAATGTTCCCATCTGGATATCGTCATGGTTGATTGTTGTTGGTAAATCATTTACAATTACTGATATATTTTTGTGTTTTTTTAATTGTTCCATTAGAATTAATGAACGGCGTTTTGTAGTCGTTAATAAAGATGGGGTTTTGGGCATATCATGAATTTTTACATATTGAGCCTCCTTTTTTTCTTTTTCACTTACAAGTTCATTTAAATTTTTTTGGATATTCATAAATCCTTCATTTGAATTTATTGATTTTGTATATAAGAGATCTAACTTTGGGAAGACACCTTTTTTAAATAATTGTATTTTTTCAATAGATAAAGTAGACATCTTTTCCATAGAGACCTCTGTAATAGAAATATCTGTATTGAGTGAATCATTCATAAATGTATACACTTCATCCATATCGTCTTGAAGTGTATCAAAATTATTCATTAATAACCATTGTTTCATTGGTTTTTTATTCATTTTTTTAAGAATTTCTTTTGTTTTTTGAATATCTTGTAATACACGAAATAATGTATTTGGTTTCACCCTTTGAAAAACAAGCTCACGAATAAATTTTTCAATATCACAAATATTTTTCATTTTATCTCTATAAAATTCCCAATCATTCTCTAATAGATATTCAGTAAAATTATATTGATTATTTAATTCTTCTTCATTGATATAAGGATAATGAAGTCTATTATAAAATTGTCGCTTGCCCATCGATGTCATACAATTATTTAAAATCGTACATAGACATTTATTTTTACCATCACCACTCATATCATCTATAATATTTAGTTGACGTAATGAATGATTCGCAAGCGTCATTGTTTCATGTGAAAAATGTATTTCTGGAAAATGAATATGTTGAACTAAATTTGGATTGTGTTGATACATAAAATCAACTAAAAATATAAAAGAATTTAATGCATAGGTTGATGTTTTAAAAGTTTCCTCAAGAATTTCATCAGAATAACTAGGAAAAAAACGGGTGAATAATTCTTTTTGATATACTTGTTTCTCAGCTCGTTTTGATTCTTCGCTATATTTTCCTTTCCCTTCTTTTTGTATCACAACAATTTTTCTTTTTGAAATACCAGTGTATTCAATAATCGTCTGAATTTCATGGTCTTCCATCGAAGAAATAATTATACATTCTTTCGGATTACTGATTCCAATTTGTCTTTCTAATTCTTCGTAGGTTGAAGGATTATAAATATAATTTGTTGATATTTCAATAAAAGTGGTTTTCCCTGTAATTGTATCAATGGTAGAAACACCAAAAATGATTGTGTCATCTAAAATATATCTTGATTTCCGAATAACCTCAATCCAAATACAACAAGTTACATTCGTTAATGTCATTGTATCATCTTTGAAATATGTTCCGGGTGATATAATTTCATTTAATTCTCTTGTAATTAAACTACCATTCGTTTTTTGAACAAAAACAACAATAGTATAATTATGTTCATTTAATTTTTTAATATATTTGTCAATTTGCATTAACCCAAATCCAGCCATCACAATCCTTTTATTTTCAATAGGGTTTATCTTCTTTTCACTTATCACCATATCACAAATAATAGAAAAATCATATATATTAGATTTACTATATGATTTTTCATTTGAATCAAATAATCCATACACTTCATAAAAACTTCCGACCTGAAATAATACAATTGTTTTATCCCCTTGCTCTTTTATATATTTTTCTGTCACTGAAAAGTAATCTTTAATGATTGACATTAAATACATAATGGTTTAATCTTTAAGTTAATTATTAAAAAACCAATCTAATGATAAGTAATTCGAATGTATTTTGGAGGAAGATGACATATTATTTCCTTGTATCTTTAGAGATGGTCCTTGTTTGATAAGTTGTTGTATTTCAAATGTACCTAATGCTTTTGAATAATATCGAAGTGAAGAAATATTCCCTGAAAACCCCCCATTCATAGCAACATATACATCTTCATAATTTTGTTTTGGAACACCTGTAAGTATCATTCTTTTTACTAATTTACCATTGATATATACATCAAATTTATTTTGTTCGTCGACTCTCAATATTACATTGAACCATTTATTTAATGGAAGATTTGTAACTTCAACTTCTTCTTGAATTACATCAAATGTATTCATTACAGCAACTAGTTTATTATCATTTGGTGCTAAATAAAGACCGGGCCCATTGTTAGGAAAATTCATACCATTTTCTTGTATTTTTGGATTTCCTTTATGGAATACATGTTTATAATGTCCAAAACCATAGGTTAAATCATCTATAAATAACCAGACCGACCACGTAAATTCTACACCTCCTCTTTGATTTTTAGAACGCATAATTGGAACCGAATTCCCCAGGTTGGGATCCTGGGGAAAACTCATCATTTTTTTAGCATCAATCATACCATCTATTAAAATTGGATTTTCTTTCGGAGAAGCAAAATAATTTATAATAGCAATTGACACCCTAAGTAACAAAATAAATACAATTACAACAAGTAGAATAAATGCAAATTTAGCAACCAAACCATTGGATTCTAAAAAATTATTATCACCTGATAAATAACTTCTTGAAGAAAAGCTGTTTAAATTATTAGATATTGAATCTGTAGCATCTGAAAATGTGTCTGTAAATGTATTTTGAACATTTGAAGTTATGTCGTCATATGAAGTTGGGACGCCATATGAATTTGGGTCGAGATATGAATTTGCCGCACCATGAAATATTCCTTGACTCATAAATTATAATAATATTATATTTCAAAGCTTGCTGTTTCTTCGTTATTATCCAAAAAGGATACCTTCACTCTATATTTATTAAAAAATCCACCAAGTAGAGATCCGCCATATCCTCCTTTATATATATTCCACGCTTGTTGAGGATTACTTGCATCCGGCCAATATTGGAAGTTTGATATCCAACCGTTAAACCCACCATTTGGACAAATTTTAACGTCTGATTTAGAATTTACCTTTGGTACACCTTCTAACAAACACGTTTTTGTTAATTTACCATCAATATATACATCCAATGTTCTTCCATATAAACTTACAACGATATTGACCCATTTTTGTAAGGCTATATTTTTTACTACACAAAGATGTGCTAATGTGGGTTCTTTATCTAATGTTTCAAGTGAATATAGATTCATTTTTATATTCAAATCATTATTTAGTGGACTTAAAAAAATATCAGGACAAGGTCCCTGTCTTGAAATTAACATTTTTTCTTGTCCATATTTATAATTCCAATCACTTACATTAATCCACATTGAATATGTAAATTTATTCGAATTTGGAGGGTCTTGTAAATCATCAGCCTTAATTACTTGTTCCTTTTTACCAGAGGTCATTGTGGCGAGTTGGGTAGATTTTTCTACTAAATAATTTATTAAAATATAAATTAAAAGTATCACAATAAGCCCAATCAATACAGCAAATATTACATTCATATACATATCATAGAAATTATAATATTGGTATGTTATTATTTTTCAATATAAGATAAGAACTTGATATTTCATTTTTTGATAAGATTGTTTCATGATAAGATACATTGGAGATGCCTCCATGAATTCCTTTTTCTTCTCCTAATATAATACTATCATATGTCATATATGGAACTACATCTCCTCTTGTTCCCACTAATTCACCATTCATAAATACATCCATTGTCCCTTTATCATATGTAATTACCATTTGATTCCATTTTTGATAATCAAAATCATTTGTTTCATATATAATTTTTTCTGCAGGTTTTAATACTGTTTCATATTCTTCTTTTTCTTCTTCTTTCTCTACTGTTGTATTCATCGCACTTTGTCTGATTTTGGTGAGGTCCAAGTCATTATTCTCTGGATACAAAGGTGGTTTCTTTTTTTCTTGACCTATTTTGACTGGCACTTCTTGTTTCACTAAACACGTTACTCTTAATTTATTTTCCATACCGTTATAATAAAGTGCTGGTTTATTTCCATATGAAATTATTTTTGAAAATTTAGTGTAAGCTACGCTTGTACTTGGTGGTTGAGGGGTTATCCAAAACCAAAATGACAATGAATAACTATAATCATGTTTATTTTCTTCTCTGTCTTTGGCCGCATCCTTATATAAATCTTCAAATTTTCCTAAAACTTTTTTTTTATTTATATATTCAGGTTCTTTCAATAACAAGGTTTTATTCAAATTCATAAAATAATTAGTAATTATAGGTGTTACTATATATAAGAATAAAAAAGATAATTCAATAAATATCATAACCGTTAAAGTTCTTGAAGTTGTCAAATAATTATTTTGGAACCATTCACTAATTTCTATATAAAGACAAGGTAAATATAGAATGAGCCGATTCATTATATTCATATTTTCTTTTAATTTTCCACCCATAAAAAAATAATATAAAATGGCAACCAATCCTGTTATCAATATAATTTTAATAATGGTATAATATATTTTCGAAAAAATGTCTTTGGTTGTAATTAAATAAAACAAAAATATAAAAAACAAAAACAAAAACAAATATCCTACTATTCCTAATAACCCCTTTTTAAATAATTCAGGTGCCACATTTTCATCATATAATGTTACGATTGTTCCTAAAAATATTACCGATATAAATCCAAAATATACATTTATTTTAAATTTCTCTTTGACTGAGAACGGATTCCAAATAAAAAAAATTAACCAATATAAAACTATAAAAAATAATGCTATAATTGAATAGGTATATTTTTTTATATTTTCATAAAACGTTGTCATATTATATTAGAATAATTTAGTTTCATTATAAGTTTTCAAATGCCGTTTTTTTTCCGTGACAATCTCGACATAAAGCAACAAGATTGTCTATATGATTTGTTCCACCTTGATCTAATCTTTTTGTATGGTCTACTTCAAACCAAGCGGGCAATGTTCTACTGCATTCTTTACATTTCCAATTTTGTTGTGAAGCAACATATTTTTTTTTCGTTTCACTTACACATCGTTTTGTGTTAGGTTTATTACCTGAATTCATTATTTTTTCTTCACTTGTATTTTTTGCCATCAATGGAATTAATATATCTTTTGATTGTTTATCAATGGGCAAAACCGATATGAATCCAGAGGCACTCTGAAAAAAACTTCTGGATTCATTTGGATGTTTTTTTAAAAATAAATACATTGACAATCCCGCAAAAACAATACCTATCATTTGGTAATATTTTTTCCAGTTTTTGATAAGTTTTAAATATTTACCATCATAATATGTATTCATTACAAAAAATGCTGTTATTGAAAATAATAATAATTCTATTTTCATATACTATTATCTAATTTATTTATTTTTATTTGTGCCATATTTGCTATTTCTTCTACGAATGAATCATTACGATAATCATCAATATAATTTATTTCTTTAATCCCGCTAGCAATAATTAATTTTACACAATGAATACATGGATAATGTGTAATATACATTGTAGAATCATTACAAGAAACACCACAAGCTGCACAATTTGCTATTGCGTTTTGTTCCGCATGTGCTGTTGCTAATTCATGCCCATCTCTCATATATTGAACGTGTGGACAACCTGGTAAATAACCATTATACCCTTGAGATATAACCCGTTTATTTTTCACTATAATGGCACCAACCTTTAATCTTTGACAAGGGGAACGTGTTGCTGTAATTTCTGCTATTTGTTGAAAATAAGTTTCCCAACTAGGACGTTCTTCGGTCATAATTATATATAATTAATATATCTTTATATTATGATAGAATATCGATTAAATCTAAAAAATATGGAAACTGATTATAACGATATAAAAGAAAAAATGAATGGGTTTTACGAACAATGTCAATATTTTACATTAATAATTGAAACAAATGAAATTTATAACTATACTCTTTATATGGTTTATGATTTTTCTCTATTTTTAAAATCATTGAAAGAAAAAGAAACACAATATTTGAAACAAACTACAATTTATGTTTATAATAAATACATTAACTCATTATTATATTATCTTTTTAATTATTTATGTAGTCCTATTGCTCCTGTTAAAATTATTGATATAGATGGGAATGTTACAATGTATGAATAAAATTGATTTAAATATTTTTTTATTCTTATTTTTACCAATGGATATCTCTAAAACCTATCAGAAAAAAAGCGACAAACAACATGTCCTCGACAATCCTGATACGTATACGGGAAGTATGGAAATGACTGAAACTGATACTTATGTATATTCAGATGAAACGGATAGTATTGTTTCTAAGTCTATCCATTATATTCCAGGTCTTTATAAATTATTCGATGAAGGGATTGTAAATTGTCGTGATCATCAAGTGAGAATGCAACAAGCAAAAGAATCGGGTATTGAGAATACGAATCTTGTTAGTTATATTCATATTGATATTACAGATGAAGGTGTTATTTCATTTACAAATGACGGAAATGGTATTGATGTTGTAGAACATCCTGAATATAAAATTATGATTCCAGAAATGATTTTTGGACACTTACGAACCTCTACCAATTATGATAAAAGTGAAAAAAGGATTGTTGGTGGTAAAAATGGTTTTGGTTTTAAACTAGTATTAATTTGGTCTGAATGGGGCATGGTAGAAACTATCGATCATATTCGTAAATTAAAATATGTTCAAGAATTTTCAGATAATTTAAATACAATTCATAAATATAAAATTTCAAAATGTAGTAAAAAACCTTATACAAAGGTATCCTTTAAACCTGATTTTAAAAGACTGGGTATTGATAATTTATCTAAGGATATTATTGATTTATTTAAACGTCGTGTTTATGATATTGCTGCTGTCACAGATAAAAAGGTGAAAGTTTCATTCAATGGAAAGATTATTCCTGTAACGCATTATCAAAGTTATGTTGAAAAATATATTGGTTTAAAAGGCGAAAAAGAAAGATGTTATGAAAATCCAAATGATAGATGGGAATATGTTGTTTCCTTAGCTCCAAAAGAAGAATTTACACAAGTATCCTTTGTCAATGGCATTTACACAAGTAAAGGAGGTAAACACGTGGAATATATTTTAAATCAAATTGTTCGTAAAATGATTGCTTTTATTCAAAAGAAAAAGAAGATTGAGGTAAAATCAAATACCATTAAAGAACAACTTATGTTATTTATTCGTTGTGATATTGATAATCCATCATTTGATAGTCAAAGTAAGGATTTTATGAATACTCCTATTGGTAAATTTGGTTCTTCTTGTGAAGTATCTGATAAATTCATTGAAAAAGTTGCTAAATTAGGTATTATGGATGTTGCTTGCCAACTTACACAAGTAAAAGAACATAAAGCTTCTAAAAAAACAGACGGAACAAAAAGTAAAAATATTCGAGGTATTCATAAACTCATTGATGCAAATTATGCTGGAACAAATAAAAGTGATAGTTGTATGCTAATTTTATGTGAAGGTGATTCAGCAAAGGCTGGTATTGTTTCTGGTCTTTCCAAAGAAGATAGAAATATAATTGGAGTATATCCAATGCGAGGTAAATTATTAAATGTGCGGGGTGAAACTATTAAAAAAATTTCAGAAAATAAAGAAATTAATGAACTTAAACAAATTCTTGGATTAGAAAATGGGTTTCAATATACGGTTGAGAATTATTCACAAAAACTTCGATATGGAAGGGTATTATTTATGACAGACCAAGATTTAGATGGAACTCATATTAAAGGTCTATGTATTAATTTATTTGACGCTCAATGGCAATCACTACTTAGAATTCCTAATTTTATTGGATTTATGAATACTCCTATTCTAAAAGCGAGAAAAGGAAAAAAAGAATTATCCTTTTATAACGATGGGGAATATAATTTATGGAAAGAAGAAAATGACACAAAAACATGGGCCATTAAATATTATAAAGGATTAGGTACAAGCACAGGTAAAGAATTCAAAGAATATTTCGAGAAAAAGAAAAATATTTCATTTAATGTAGATGACGATGATTGTCTTGATGCGATTGATAAAGTTTTCAATAAGAAACGCGCTCCTGATAGAAAAGAGTGGCTCGAAGGATATGACCGTAAATCATTTATTGATACAACAAAACAAGAAATTTCATATAAAGAATTTATTAAAAAAGAAATGATTCATTTCTCAAAATATGATTGTGAACGTTCTATTCCAAATATTATGGATGGTATGAAAACAAGCCAGAGAAAAATTCTATATTCTTCCTTTAAAAGACGTCTTATCACAGAAATTAAAGTGGCTCAATTTGCTGGTTATGTTTCAGAACATAGTTCGTATCATCATGGAGAACAAAGCCTGAATGGTGCTATTGTAAATATGGCGCAAGATTTTGTTGGTTCAAATAACATTAATCTTCTTGAACCTAAGGGACAGTTTGGAACGAGAATTCAAGGTGGAAAAGATTCAGCTTCGGAGAGATATATCTATACAAAACTAAATCGAATTACACGTGAAATTTATAAAGAAAGCGATGATGCCATTTTAGAATATATTAATGACGATGGTTCGATTGTTGAACCTGTATATTATGCACCCATCATTCCGATGATTCTTGTAAATGGAAGCAAAGGTATTGGAACTGGCTTTAGCACAGATATTATGTGTTATAACCCACTAATGATTATAGATTATCTTCAACGCGTAATTAAAAATAAACCAACAGATGATATGGAATTCCTCCCTTATTATAAAGGATTTCAAGGTACTATTGAAAAAATAAATGAAAGTAAATGTATTATTAAAGGAAACTATAATGTAAAAGGAAATAAGGTAAATATTACTGAACTTCCAATTGGCACATGGACTGACGATTATAAAGAATTTATTGAAAAACTGATGGAAGGTGATAAGAGTAAAAAAACACTTATTAAAGATTATAATGATATAAGCACAGACCAAACGATTGATATTACGATTACATTTCATCCAGGAGTTGTTGATGATTTACTAATGAAAGTATCAGATGATACAAATGGACTTGAAAAATATTTAAAACTATATACAACACGAACCACTACAAATATGCATATGTTTGATGAAAATGAAAAATTAAAAAAGTTTGAAGGTGTTAAAGATATTATTGATTATTTCATTCAAATTCGTTTAGAACTATATGTAAAACGAAAAGAGAATTTATTAAAAACATTAGAGAAAGAAGTAATGATTCTTAAAAATAAAAAAAGATTCATTACCGAAATTTTAAAGGATATTATTGATTTAAGAGGAAAAAAGAAAAAAGATTTAACACTGATGTTAGAAAAATCAAAATATGATAAACACGAGGATGACTACAAATATTTAATTCAATTACCCATGGATAGTGTTACGGAGGAAAATGTAAAACACCTGAATATGGTGGAAGAAAAGAAAAGCAATGAACTAAAAGAACTAAATGATTCTATTCCATCCAATATGTGGTTCCAAGAATTAGAAATTCTTAAAGAGAAATTACAATAATTCCTTCTTATAATTTACATCTTTATATGAGTTTACATCAACTGGATGTTGCATTGGTTTATACATAGTTGAAGCATCTTCCAAATATTTTAAATAACTATTTACTTCATTGTATACATTTTTTATTGTTTGTTTTAAAACAATATTATTTAATCTTGTAATTTCATGCGTTATATTTTTATTGGTATTATTAGAATGGTGTAAAAAAATATCTCTCATTATAATTTTTAAATCATCATAACTTTGTATTCCTATTACATATTGTTTTCCTGACATTTTATAAACACCATTTCTTAATTGGTATTGAACCATAATCATGTTTTCGGTTGAAAAAAATAGTTGTGACAACTGTGTATTTTCCCAGATTCCTTTAAGAGAGCCTCTAAAATCTTTTACTTCCACTTCTTGTTTATCTTGAAGTTGAAAAAGAACATTTATATCAGGTTGTTCAATCTTAACACGGCCATTCATACAATCATATAAGAAAAAATAATAATATATATATATGAATTCATTTCAAAAAACGATACTTCTTATTTCTACTGTTATATTTGTTCTTACAATCATTCTCTTTATCTATATGTTGAATCAAGAATCAAATTTAGAGTTCCCCCCTGTAATCGGTGAATGCCCTGACTATTGGATTTCAAAAAAAATAAAAGATATAAAAGGAAATCTTACAGATGTATGTTATAATGAACATCAGTTAGGAACCTGTCCTGCTTATAAAATGGAAAGAGGCGTGGACTTCAATCGTCCCATATATTCTGGTGAGAACGGAATGTGTGTAAAACAAAAAGAATCAAAACGGTGCGGTTTTAATTGGGATGGCATCACAAATGGAGATCATTGTTAAATAATAAATAAATTATAATAAAAATCATTTATTAAGTATATTATGTTTGAACGTCATTATGAAAAAAATTATATTCAAACTAAATTAAATGATATTTTTAATTCTATCCACGATATAACTAAACCTAAATCAATATTTGTTTATGGACATTATGGAACTGGTAAAACAACCTTAGTAAAAGAGGTGTTAAATGAAATGAATCTTGATATAATATATTATAATTCGTGTGATATTCGTAATAAAAAATTATTTGATACCTTTTCAAATATGAATTGTTCTTCGAATAATATACTTAGTGTATTTAAAAAAGATGTAAAAAAAATAGTGATTGTTTTAGACGAAATTGATAATTTTAATGCTGGTGATAAATGTAGTATTAATCATCTTATAAAATTAGTAAGACCAAAAAAAACAAAAAAACAAAAATTAGAAACGTGTATCAAAATACCAATTATTTGTATTGGCAATCATAAAATAGATAAAAAAATTAAAGAATTCATGCAGGTTTCATATCCAATTGAAATAAAGAATTTAAATCCTAAAGAATTTCAAACATTCAATTGTAATTCCAATATTTTAGATAAATATATAAATGGTGATATTCGAAAATACAATATCTTAGATAAACTTTCTAAACATATTGAAATAAACAATGAATTAATTGATGTCATACATCATAATAATTCTTTTGAAGAATCAAAAGATAATGTTAAAGAATTATTAATGAATAAACAAAATATAAATAATCATAGTTTTTTCTTACTTGAACAAGATAGAACCATTACTTCCATGATATTACACGAAAATATTATTGATTATTTAAAAAAATCTGATATTGATACATATTATCATATACTCAAATTAATTTGTTTTTCTGATTCGATTGATAGAATCACATTTCAAAAACAAATTTGGAATATGAATGAAATGACATCAATCAATAAAACATTTAACGTTCATTATTTATTTCATAAAATAAATAAAAATAAAATAAAAAATATACGTTTTACTAAAATTTTAACTAAATATAGCAATGAATATAATAATTTTGTATTTATTTCTAGAATTATAAATCAATTAGAATTAGATAAAGATTACTTTATGAATAAAATACACAATTTAAAAGAAGAAGAATTAATAGAATATTTATATAAATTCAATATTAATTCATTAGATGCTAAAAGATTAGTGAGATATATCGATTTCTTTGGACAATAATTACACCATTGTATGCTATTATGTAAAATATAGTTAAAATAAGTTTTTATTTATTGAAGTAGGTAAACTATGACCAAATACAATCATATATATTAATATCACTGCTGCTAATAAGATACTTCGGTTTTCAGCAACATTTTTATTTTGACCAAGTATAAAAATCATAATTATGTATAACAAAATACCAATTATAACAGAATGTAGAAGCATCATTCTTCCTTTTTCCATTGTATATATATATCATCAATATAAAAATTGGCATTAAATGTCTAAGTTAATAGTTTATTTTCATTTTCAATAGTTTATTTTCATTTTCAATAGTTTATTTTCATTTTCCAAAAATTTATTTTTTTCTTGAAGATCATGAATGATTTTAACAATTTCATTATTTGACAATACTCTTTCTTCTCCACCTGTATTTTTCATTTTAATATTACTTTGTTGACTCTCCATATTTCTTTTCATTTTAATTTCATTATATTGTTTTATAACATCTGGTTTGTGATTTTTACTTCCTAAAGGATAATCTTCTAATTGTTTATCTATATTTTTGAAAAAATCAAGTATAATTTCATTTTTTATAAATGTTTCTGGTGTAATACTTGATTTTTTAGCAAATTTTGTATCTTCTGGGGGTATAATTTCTTTTTTGTCAAATGTATTATGAATGTGTGAGAATACTAAAATCGTTTTTAAAGAATCCAACTGTATAAAGGGTATCGTATAATTTTTTAAAAACTCTTTTTCTTCGGCCAGACACGCTTCTTCATTATATTTTGTTAATTTCAATAATTCTTTCTTAAATGCAAATGTGCCTGCTGTGGCATGATTTTTACTATAAGGTCCAAACTTATACATTTGTTCAATATGATTAAAATATACAAATATTTCACTAGAACCAGCACACAGAGCGTTTTTATCCGACATTAATCTTTCCACGGCGTGAGATACTCTACAAGGTGGGTAATAATCATCATCGTCCATATAAATGAGAATATCCCCTTTTGATTTTTCGTGCATTGTATTTCTTTTTTTTCCTAATGTCATTTTTGTATCATATTTAAAATATTTTACATTTGGGTGATCTGCAATTAAATCTTCTATCTTATCTTCTCCATCATCTATAATAATCCACTCCATTAATTCTTTTGGGTATGTTTGTTCATTAAAACAATAAATCATTGTTTTTATGAATGGTCGGCGATTAAATGTCGGTGTACAAATACTAACAAACGGTAAAACTTTTTTTGCTTTTTCTTTTTTTCCCTTTCCTTTTTTACCCATTCTTATTATATTTATTATAAAGTTATTTATATTACTTATTTGAATCATTTTTTTTTTTTAATTCCCACATTAAATATAAAAATACCACAAAAATGGCAGTTGACGATGTTTTATCAAGTGTAGAAAAGGCAACTGCTACAAATAATAACAAATATAGAATAAGTGCAATTGGGGAATATTTTAAAGCTATTTCTTTTATGGTTTCAAATCGCTTAATTAGTGGAAAAAACAATATAGAATATATCATTTCGGCTCCGGCATAAATTCCGAATACCCAACCTGTAATAAATATATTCACAAATGTTGCTGCCAATTGACTAAATATATCGCCTGTTTTATTACCATAATCACCAAATGCACTTCCACACATAAATCCCCAGACTACAAAAAATGGAACAAGATATAATAGGCCTAGAAGACTTCCGAAAGATGCTCCAAAGAACATATAGCAAAAAATTGGAAATATCACAACTATCATTTGATTAAAATTTTCCTTATCTTTTTCTTCTAATTCGGTTGGTCCTCTCGGTTCCCCACAATCCTCTTCTATTTTTTTTCCTGCTAAGTATGTTGATAATATTGACCTATAAAATTTCATAGAATTTAAATATCCTGCCAATAATATTTGTAATACATTTCCGAGAAATATATTTATGTATTCTATTTCCCCGTTTTTTCCTTTCTTTTCTTTTTTAAAATCACAAACTTTTATTTTATTATTATCATTTAAATCTTCTCTTATACATAATAAATTATAAGGAAATAGACCACCTTTATTACAACATTCTTTCTTATCCTTACATATGATTCGCTGTAATTCTGATATTTTAAAATCTTCTTTATTCCTATTCGGAGGCATTGCCAAATAATCAGTATATTCATCCAAAAAATCTTTGTTATCTATATTTGTTCTATAATATATAATATTAAAAGCTATCACAAACCCTATTGTTAACTTCCAAAATTTATCCCACAATGTCCTGAAAAAATTTTCCCATTTTTCTTTAAAGGCCTTCCATTCTTTTTCTGCTTTTTCTTTATTTTTTTTATATTCTTCTGTATCTTCATAATCTTTATTTTCATCACTAAGCATTTATATATGAAAAGAATATATTTATTATTAACGAGCATAAGCAAGTCCTGCGTTTCCATTTTTAAAAATAAGCATATTGTATCTCTCTTCATGTACTATTAAATCATATGTATATGTATATATACTTGACGCTTCTTTTCGTATACTTGTTGTAATACCATCTGCGTCACAAGTTGTATAAAAGGTTGAATTTGGATTAATGGGTGGTGTGGATGTTACTACTTCAAATTCAACAGATGAAAAATTATTTAAATTCATAGCACCTGATGGTTGTGTTATAAATGGTGATGTATCCAAACAAAAATTATAGTTATATAATCCATCTGGTTTATCTCCTATTGAACGATTATATGTTTCAATATATTCAATCACTCCTCCTTTTTGTGTATTTTCTCTATATTTTCCATCTAATACTAGAGCCCAACTTGTTAATATATCTTTTGTATTCTCGGTTTTATATAATCCACTTACTCTTAACATTCTTTTCTCATATTCACTAAAGGTATAACTTGTGTTACTCGAATCAGGTATTACATAAGGATAAGGTATCCACCCATATTCCCAATTCGTATAATTCGTCCATTCATTTCTTTTATATGAATCATCTCGTTGTAGATAAAACATATAATTCGCCACCATACCCTGAGAATCAATATTGACTTTATTGTTATTTACTATTTTATTGAATTGTTTTGTATATACCTCTTTTATCAAATAGGTCTGTTCTTTTGTTGTAAGAACAAATCTTTCTTCATCACTTAAAAATATATAATTGGATTTTATATGTATATCTGATGCCCAATTAATTCTTGTATCTGTATATTCATATTTATAGGTATCCCAATATTCATCTGTTTCTGTCGGTGCTGGGGGTTCATGGATAAAACGATAAAATGCGTGATCCTCATTCGTTAAATTTGGTTGAACATATACATTTCTTAATGTCGTATCTGAATTGGTAATATCTTTAATTACATATAATTCTTTTAATGGTCTCAGTTCAATATCTATTTCTAATTCAGAATATTGAAGACATAACAATGGAAATGCCATTTTACTATTTAAAGAAAACCAAATATTAAGTGGTATATAAATTTCTCTAGAACGAATAGAAGGTTCTATTCCATCTTCTATTCCATCACTTGGATATGCTGCATGAGGATAGACCCCTCGCGAATAGGCATTGGCTGGGTCATTTAATTCTGGAACGTTTCCCGTCATTTTATAGAACATTTTTTTTCTTGAAGATGGAAAATCTCGTTCTACTAAATTATATAAATAATCTCCTCCGAATTCTTGAATCGTTTGTCCTCCAATAATAAAAGATATTTTTTTTATTATTTGACACCCTATATTTTTAATCCATTTAAATTCATAACCACGATATCCATCGTCTTCTATTTTACATAAAGGGCTCCATATATTTGGTAATGTAATGACTAAAAATGTTTCGGAAAGTAAATCTGCATATCTTTTTACCTTGAATCTATATTTTGTCTTTTCATTTAAATGTAAATACTTTTCTCCTTCATAATCCAACCTAAACAATTGCTTTCCAAAATTTGTATATTTTGAATAAGAAGATTTAAAAAAAGATTTACTCGGATTTCCTGTTAATATTAAATTATTTTTTCCATATGATTGTATATTTAATAATCCTCCAGTCATTCTTAATATATATTATATAATTTTAAATATTATTATTATATAATATGTCGATTAGAGGTGAAAATATGAATGAAAAATGGGAAGGAATAAAATCTCTTCGTAATCTACCTGATATGTTAGATAATAAATTTGAAAAATTAACTAGAGAAAAAACAATGATATACGCGATTATTGGCTTTATTATTCTTTTAGTTATTCTTGTTTTTTATTGGTTATTTAGAATTTCAGGATTAGATGATTCAAATTGTAAAAAAATGAATGATACCTACAAAAAAATAAATACCAGTATCACCAATATCAATGAAAATACATATAATATGATTCTTCCAAAAACAGGTAAATTGCCTTCTATAAGAGATTTTTATATCAAAACCGCTTATAATTGTTGCTCTACAGGTTTCTATAAAGGAGATTTTGTAAATAAATGTGGATTAAAACAGTGTATTAAACAAGGTGTTAGGTGTTTAGATTTTGAAATATATTCTTATAATAATAAACCGGTTATCGCCGTTTCAAGCATAAAAAAAAATACAACAAAACAAAGTTATAATACCCTGAATTTTAATATGATTATGAAAATGATACGCGACTATTCATTTAGTGATGGGTATTCACCTTGTTCAACTGACCCATTATTTTTACATTTTAGAATCATGAGTAAGAATAAACATATTTACAAAGAAATGAAAGAAAGTATTGTTACTTATTTAAATGATTATTTATTGTCAAGTAATTATTCTTATGAATTTCATGGAAAAAATATTACAGAAGAACCATTAATGAATTTCAAAAAAAAAATTATTATAATGGTGAATAATGATAATAAAACTTATCTTGACACACCTTTAGCTGAATTTGTAAATGCTGCGACTGGAACAAATTATATTAATATAAATAATTATTCACAAGGAACAGTCTTTTCGAGTACTCCTGATGAAGTTATATTACAAAATAAAAGGGGGATGACATTCATCACACCAGATAGAGGTTATATTCCCGATAACCCAAATCCGGTTGAGGCCATGGACAATTATGGTTGCCAACTTGTGGCGATGTGTTTTCAAAAATATGATGGATATTTGGAAAATTATATTGAAAGATTTGAAAAAGAACGGTCTGCCTTTATTATTCAACCCAATAAATTTTTATTTGTTCCCAATCTTGTAAAATTAGACACATTAAAACCACAAGGAGCCATCGCAGAAGTTTCCTCGAAGGAGGATATTTTGAAAAAACAATCTGAGATATAAATAATATTATAATTATATATATGTCAACATGGTCTAGTGATATAGAATCTATTCTTGATAGATTAAGAATAAATTCAGTACAAATGAGCAATCAACATAAACAATCTTATTTTTTTTATAAACAAGTTGTAAAATATTTTAGATTACCCACAATTATTTTATCTTCTGTAGGCAGTGTTTCAAGTGTAGGTTTAAATAGCTATTTAGACCAAACACATATTAGTGCCTTAACTTGTGGTTTAGCATTACTTGTCAGTATTTTAAATTCAATCGAATTATTCCTTCGTATTACAGATACTATGGAAAAAGAAAATGAATGTTCAAAAGCATTTTACTCTTTATCCGTCAATATCAATAAAACACTATTATTAGAACGACAAAATAGACAAATGGGTGGACAAGTCTATTTAGAAAAAACGTATAGTTCATATATGACATTAATGGAAAAATCAAATTTAATTTCAGGTTCAATTCGTGATAAATTTATGGAAATCCCAAAAAATCCATCAAAAATTAAAAAATTATTAAAAACAAAAAAATCAAATTCTTCTAGTTCAAGTAACGATTCAACTCCACAGGAATTTGTTCAGCCAGAAATGGATGCTAATGAAATCAATAGTCCTCGTGGTAGTTCGATTGATATGCCATTAACAACAGAAGACATAGAAAAAACTTTATGAAAAGTATTAACTGAGACGGTATATATATAAATTGAAAAGACTATGATCATTTATGTTATTTATAATATGGCGTGTCAAAATAAGAGCGTACAAGATATTGAATCCATTATCGAAGAGCGGGATTCTATGTTTAGCGACGTACTACAACACATAGATAGTTATTATAAGTGTATAAATAAATTATTTTCCTATTTTAAAATTCATCAACACGACATGAATTTTAAAAATAATTTTCAAAAACAAATTTCATCCCTTACAAAAGAAATGAAAGGCAAGAAAGTTTCAAAAATTTATTTAATTTATGCATATCAAAAAATGATACGCGAAGGAAAGATTGAAAGCGATTCCATATTCTGGAGTTTCATTCAAAAAAATCCTTCTCGTAATATGTCTGGTGTGAATAGTTTCGCTTTATTGTTATCTCCAGAACCTGATGGACGCACTGGTGAATCTTGTCAGCATAATTGTTATTATTGTCCTGATGAAACTAAAAAGAATGGAGCAGAAGATGATATGCCAAGAAGTTATTTAAAAAAAGAACCTGCGGTTCAACGTGGTTTTAGAAATGGATGGGACGCCATTCGTCAAATGAATGATAGACTCAATAGCTTATTAGTACAAGGTCATGAACTTGATAAATTAGAACTTATTATTGAAGGAGGGACATATACAGAGTTCCCTCCTGGTTATCTACAGGATTTCAATAGAGATATTTATTATGCTGCGAATACATATTATGATACTCCTAAAAGAAAGAAATTCGATATTGAAAAAGAAATGAATATCAATATGACAACAAAAATTAGAATTATCGGTATGTGTATTGAAACTCGTCCTGATGCAATTAATCCATTCTGGATTAACTTCTTTAGATATAATGGTATTACACGTGTTCAATTAGGTGTACAACACGTAGATAATTCTATTTTAAAGAAAATAAATAGAGGGCATACATTCGAACAATCTTGTGAAGCTGTTGAAATTTTAAAAAATAACTGTTTCAAAGTAGATATTCATCTAATGCCCGACCTTCCTTATTCAACACCCGAAAAGGATAAACATATGTTTGATGTTGTTTTTAAAACAGATATCATTTCACCAGACCAAGTAAAAATTTATCCTTGTGAGATTACGCCATATACCGTTATTGAAAAATGGTATAAATCTGGAAAATATAAACCTTATAGTGATGAAGACCCTGAAATTTTAAATAATGTTATCGAATATGGTATGAAACTTTGTCCATACCATGTAAGACTTCCTCGTGTTGTTCGGGATATTCCTTTAAATTATATCATTTCTGGAAATAAGTTTTCCAATCTTAGACAGCTTTTAGAATCTAAGGTAAAAAAACAAGATTATGAATTAAAAGAAATTCGAAGCCGAGAAATTGGTAGACATTTAGAATATATTGATAGACCAAAAAAAATATTGTATCGAAAATATAAAGGTGGTACTTGTAAAGAATATTTCATTTCTTGTGAATCATTAGACCAAAAGGTTATCTTTGGTTTTATTCGTCTTCGAATTCCAAATACCAACCATGAACCTTATTTTAATTGTTTAAAGAATAAAGGTTTAATTCGAGAGCTACACGTTTATAATCATATTGTACCTGTTGGGATAAAACGAACTACATCAACACAACATATGGGTATTGGTAAATCATTATTAAAATATGCAGAATTTATTTCATGGATGGAATATTGTGATGGAACAGCTGTTATCACCGGCGAAGGCGTACGCAGTTATTACCATAAACGGGGATATAGTGATGAAGATACTTTCGTTGTAAAACGGTTTACCTCTATAAAATATTATATTCTAATTCATTTTATTGTATTTTATTATTTTATGAAAATATTCGTTGTTTCATTCTATTTTTGAGAAAAATAAATAAATAAAGATAAAATACTTGTTTTCCCAAATGACTTTCAAAACACGAAAAAAAAAAAATTTTTACCTCTGAGTGGAGGAAAAAACAAAAAAAAAATTTTGATTTTTGTAGGTAAATTTATGGAGGTAAAAAAATAATGAAAAAATTAAAAAAAAAAAAGAATATAGAATATTTTTTTGAGCATTATTATATATTCATGAAAAATGAAAATAACGACTTCAAATTTTTTTGCTCGAAATGTGCTTATGGATGTGATAAAAAGTCCCTTTATAATCAGCACTGTAAAACAAAAAAGCATATAATGCTCAAAAATGCTCAAAAAATATGCATCAATGAAAAATATGATTGTTCTTGTGGAAAAGTCTATAAACACATTCAAAGTTTTAAGAGACATAAAAGTAAATGTAAGTTTGTAGAAGATGACAGCATAGGAGAGTTAAAAAAACAGGTTAATACATTAGTAACTCAAAATGAGGAAATGACAAAATTATTAAAAGATTTAATACCAAATATGAATAAAACTACAATTCATAACGAATATAATATTAAAATGATATTAAATACAGATTATAAAGATGCTATTAATTTAAGCGAATTTATAAAAAGTTTACAATTTGATACCCATGATTTAAACCATACCATTGAAAATGGTTATGCGAATGGTATTACTAATATTTTTATAAAAGGATTACAAGATTTAGAAATAAAACAAAGACCCATTCATTGTACTCACTTAAATAATGAATTATTTTATGTGAAAGAAAATAATATATGGGATATTGAAGATGGTAGTAAACCTAATTTAAAAAAAGCAATTGCGACTTTGTCAAATAAACAAATCAATGCCGCAAAAAATTTAAAGAAAACAGATACGATTCGTGAAAAAGAGGATTATTGTAAATTAGTAAAAGAAATTACACATTTAGATACAATTTCATCCAATAAAATTATGAAAACATTGGCAAAAGAAGTATTGATTGATAATGTATAAATAATATAAAAATATTATATTATTATTAATATGTCGAAAGAAACTATTATTAAAGCTCTTTCTGAATTAAATACGATTGAACATTCTTTACTCGAATTGAATAAACAAACAAAGGAACTTAGGGAAAGAAAGAAAATAATAACAAAAAGTGTTGTAGGTGTAATGAAAACAAATTCTATTGATTGTTTTGATTTAAAAGATACTAAAATTATATATACAAAGAACAATACAAGAGAACCTATAAATAAAGAATATGTAAAAAAAACAATTTCTACATTTATTCAACATAAAAATATAAAAATGCAGAATCAAGATATTGACGAATTGTGTGAATATATATTTAAAAATAGAGAAGTTATATCAAAAGATAAATTATCTGTAAAACATAACAAAACAAGAACAAAAAAATAATATTAATACTTATTTTATTTGAATCCAATTATTGTGGATTATCAATATACCTAGAAAGAATTTCGTATGATGGTGAAAAATAAGATGTACCATTAAAAAACCATTCATTTCGCATTTTATTAAATAAAATACACATTTCAAACATTTTTTTTTTTGATATTAAATCATCATTTATAATTTTATATAATACTGTGACACACGTTTCAATGGCTCTATCTAAATTAGATGAAATTACTATATCATCTGTTTCGTAAAATACCTCCGCCTTTTCAAAACGATTAGATAATTCAATCGCTTGTGTCACACCTTCTGGAGTCAATAATGTATTATAACTATTTCGCCCGGAAAATTTGCCCTGGGTCACGTCCGTGTGGCGTAGTTTCGTCATAATTTCCTTTAGATTTGTAAATTTACTGATTTTACCAGGTATCCCCCATGCCTCCAACCCCGTGACCTCGTATTTCTCTTGTACCCAAGGCTTTCTTACATCATCTTCAAATTCTGTTATACCCTTGAGATTATGTACGGCTTCTCCATGACGAACTAAATAGATTTCTATTTTGCCATAATCTCTTTTCCACATCACTTTTTTTACTCCTGGGGGGAAAACATCATTAGTTATATCCTCGTTCTCACCCACGTAATGATATTTTGTCTCCTTCGTGCCACCTTTTCCTGGATAAAAACATTTTATTCTAAATTTATCTTGGTGATCAAAATCCATTTTTAAACACGCGCAATTTCGTAAACCTAATTTTTTTTCATCTTTTTTTTCATCTTTTTTGGCATTATTTAAGAAAAAAGCACGAATATTATGTTGATGTCCGAATATAAATACTTTTACTTTTTTCTTGGTATTACTTCCTTCTCGCGTTGTATGAATTTCATCTAATAAATTCGCTATATTCGTATGTGATTGATTCTTTTCTGGTTGTTTGATAATTCCTGGCTGCCATTCTTTCATTATTTTTTTTTTATTTGCTACGTCATATATATATTTATTTGGTATCCAATAATCGTTATCAGTTATATCTATATTTTTAAGTTTTTCAATGGCTCCTTTGGCTCCTTTAATATAATCACTAGGACAATTCTCCGGTGCAAACATGTACGAACAACTCCATACGGAGCCGATACTTTGTTTTGTATTTATTTCTTTTAAAAATTTATTAATATGAACTTTTATGTTACCTTTTGTATTATCTATTATACTTTCCAGTATCCTGTAGTTTTCATTTACAATAGGACCTACAAAATCACTTGAAATGTCTTTTATATACCCAGTGACATCTGTATATGACACATCTACTGATATAAATTTACCTACATCCGTTTGTGTTAATGTGTATGAAATATCTGTTGCTCCAGAAATATCATAACTTGGGTCTCCACCTGAATTATCACTGGTTCTCCATTGATAATTAAACGATTTGTCATCTAAACCCGGAATATTAGATGTGTTTGCGGTTAATGTTTTCCCTTGTAATAATTCACCACTAATGAGAGTTCTTTTTGCCGCCGACGATGACGACGACCGAGAATTGCCCTCGCCCTTGGCCTCCGAGTGGGATTGCTTGTGAGAACCGAACCCATCAACTGGGCCCTCGCCCTTGCCCTTGCCCCCGCTCTTGGCCTTGCCCAAAACCATCGCCGAAACCCAAGGGCTGCTCTCGCCCTTGCCCTTGCCCTTGCCCCCGCCCTTGCCCTTGCCCTCGCTCTTGGCCTCGTCCTCGTCTCCGTACTTGGCATCCGAGTGGGATTGCTTGTGAGAACCGAACCCATCAACTGGGCCCTCGCCCTTGCCCTCGCTCTTGGCCTCGTCCTCGTC